GAACTTGACCTGCTTTCTCAACTTGATACCCAAACCAACTACCACGATCATTAGACTCACTAACAGTAGTAAGTTTATAAATCATAGCATATGTTGGTGGAGTAAAACTTCCCGATGGACCATTAACTTTTTGAGTTAACATCAAACTGTTCCAACGTCTGCTCTTTTTTAATTGAGTAGATGTCATGCTGATAACAGCTTGTGCCCACGCACCACTTTTATCTTGTACTAAGACATAGTGATATGCAGTTGTAGCGATGTAATTACCGTTAGGTAATGTATCTTTAAACGTCATCTGATCACGTTTAGTTTTACTTAAGATACCACTATCAGCGTGGTGTGATTCTACGAACCCTCCACCTTGCTCACGTGGTTTCCATTCTACGTATCGTAGTTGGTAAAGAACAGGAATCACGTTTAGTGAATCACTGACTTCTTGTGAGACAGTATTATAAAACTGTCCAACTTTAGCTCCATCAACGTACTCCGCTTTTGACGGATTGAGTTGAGGACTATTGGATTGTAGTATGTTGATGTAAGGGATTGCAATATCTCTTGACATGTCAAGATTGCCGAAACCACTTGCATCTTTTGAATCACTAGCAAGAACTGCTAGATCTAGTTTTGCCGCTTTTGCGACTGCTTGTGTTTTTGCCATATGGCCGTTCTCCTTTAGTCTTTTATCGTTGTTTTTTGTCCTACGAAAGCGCCTAACAAATCCATAGGTAATTCCTTACCTGCTTCATGTTGCTCTCGTATGAATGCGCGAAGGGTGGAAGGTTCGACCCATTCACGTTGCATTGATTGATAACCTTGACTATCCAAAGTATTAATCAACGACTTAGCTTTCTCATCTTCATTCCTTCCAAAGCTACAACTAACTTGGTTCTTTATTAAATCACCAAATCCATTGTCCCTTAGCCAACTAAAAGCTGCTTCTTTTTTAGTATCTTTGATTGAAGCACCATAATAGTTGGAAACTTTTAAGTGTCTGCCATCAGCTAGTTTTAATTCTGACAAACCCACTTCTGCAAATAGGTTAGGCAAAACATTCTCTGCTAAATGTTTCTTATAATCTTTTTTTGTTTTAAGTTGCTCTTCTAATTTAGCAATCTCTTCATCAGTGTCTGCTACATCATTTGCAACAGCACCTATCTTACCCATGTTGTCCTGGGCCGTGGAGCCCGCATCCATTTTCATTTGGGTAACTAAATCTAAGTCTTTTGGATCTAAACTTGTCATATTAACCTCTCAAATCTATTTCTATGTCGTAGTATCGTTTCTCATCACGATCCCACTTTAACACTTTAAATTTACCTCTATTCATTTCGCTGACAATTGCGCCAGCTAATGCAATAATAGCAGGATCACCAATCAAAAGCAAATAATCATCATCACTAAATGTGGATAACTCTTTTTTTAACTTATGAGTAAGTGGTCCAGAAGATAAAACTATTTGTTTATTATCTGGTAGTAATACTTTTAAATCACCAAACTTTTCGGCTGACCTAATATTTCTACCCATTTCTTGTAGTACGTAAACTGTCATAATTTTATTTCTTGATTCTCATATAGATCATGTTATATATAAAGTCAACATTAGAATTAAGAATGTACAAATTTAAAACTGAACCATATCAGCATCAGAAAGATGCGTTAAAAAAATGCTGGAATAAAGAGGCTTTTGCTATCTTTGCAGAGATGGGCACGGGCAAAACTAAAATAGCATTAGACAACGCATGCATATTATATAACAAAGGTAAAATAGATAGAGTCTTAATTATTGCACCAAAAGGCACATACATGAATTGGGTTGATCAAGAAATACCAGTTCACGTGCCAGACTACATAGAAAAAAATGTAGTGGCTTGGAAACAATCGACAAGTGCAGAATACAAACAACAGTTAAAAAATATAAAAGACATTAATGATTTTAGATTTAAAATTATGGTGATGAATGTAGAAGCTTTGTCAACAAAAAAAGGTGTAGAATTTGCTAGAATATTTTTAATAGGTAAGTCTATGATGATAATAGACGAAAGCACTACAATAAAAAATCCACAAGCAAAAAGAACTAAAAATATTTTATCATTAGCCAAAGAAGCCAAATACCGAAGAATATTAACAGGATCTCCAGTAACCCAGTCACCAATGGATTTATGGGCACAGATGGATTTCCTAGATCCTGAGATACTTGGTCAACAAAGTTTTTACGCATTTAGAACTCGCTATGCAGTTGTTATAACAGCAAATGCTGCAGGTGGCACGCATAAATATCAAAAGATCGTTAAGTTTAAAAATTTAGCGCAACTAGGACAATTGGTATCGCCTCATTCTTATCGTATTTTAAAGAAAGATTGTCTTGATTTACCAGAAAAAACATTTGTTAAACGTGAAGTAGAATTAACTGACGAACAAATGACAGCGTACCAGGAGATGAAAACTAATGCTATGACTATACTAAAAGGTGAGTCACTAACAGCTGTCAATGTGCTAACACAGTTGATGCGTTTACATCAAATAACATGTGGACACATGAAAACAGATAGTGGTGATACTTTAAATCTTAAAAATAACCGTGTAGATGAATTGATGCAGATACTATCAGAGACTACAGGTAAAGCAATTATATGGGCAAACTATATTCACGATATACTAAATATAGAAGCGGCTATAAAAAAAGAATATGGTCCTACTTCATATTGCACATACTATGGTGCAACTAAAGCAGAAGATAGACAACGTTGTATATATGATTTTCAAAATAGTAAAAATGATTGTCGGTTTTTTATAGGTAACACACAAACAGGTGGTTATGGTATTACACTGACAGCTGCTAGCACAGTGATATATTATTCTAATAATTATGATTTAGAAAAAAGAATACAATCAGAAGATCGTGCACACCGTATAGGACAAGTTAATCCTGTATTATATATTGATATGGTGGCAAAGAAAACTGTTGATGAAAAAATAATAAAAGCGCTCAAGAATAAAGTAAATATTGCTAAAGAAATTAGTGGAGAAGAATTATCAGAATGGATTTAGAGTATGCTTTCATTGTAAGCATCCAGTTTTTTCATAAATGCGTTAGTCGCACGTACAAATTTCTCACCAGTCAATTCAAATCTTTGGAACGTTAAATCACGAGAACACATAAGAACTACACCTTGGTCTATTTCTGTATCAAATATAGAATTGTGGGCCGCGGCGTACGCTGCAAGTTGCATTAAATAATCCTGCACCCATTCACGTTTCTTTGGTCTATTTGTTTGTTTAAAATCCATAATAGCTGGTCTACCTTTGTATACACCAATCATGTCTGCAGTTCCTGCGTACTTACCAGGATTATATAAATGTACTTCTGATCCCCATATTTCTGTTATGTCACCAAAAGCCTCATCAATAATCTTTTGTGCCATTTTTTCTGCTTGCACACCTATTTCTGTAAGATCTTTGTATTTATCTCCGTTCACAAAACGTTCTATATATAGGTGGAGCGCGGTGCCAATCTGACCTGCACTCTTAATAATTTCTTCAGCTTTTTTTTCGCCTACTTTTGCACGCCATTGTTTTAAAAATGTTTTATCTTTTGTTTTAGAAAGTATGGTTGTGACAGATGGCAATGCTTCGCCATCGGGTGTAAGATATAATCTTCCATCCCCTTCTTTACGTTTTAGTTCTGCGTAATTATATTTCTTAATTAATTGCACTGTGGCATTATACCACACACTCCGACATATGCCTAGCCATTTCTTGAGCTCTGTTAGGTGTCTGTTTTGCCCAACGTGAGTCAAGCATTTGAACAGACGCTTCAGCGTAATCGGGTGGATCTTGCTGAAGGGCCTGCCACATTTTTCGAAACTTGGAAACTCCGTTCCCCCCAAGCTGAAAAATCATTTCAATTATTATAATTTTTGCATCATCACTTATTGTTAAATTTTTGCACATGTCATCTGCTTGATCAATTGCAGATTGTAAATCTTTTTCTAATATACCCATTAAGAAATCTTCTTCGTATTCTTTACCATCTTCCCAAAAGTCTTCAACGCAGAGGTGCCCTACCCCCACTGTTCTCTTACCTAGGGTATCTAGGTATACCTTGTTTCTGTATCCCTCGTGTCGTTTTACAGATTCTAAAAGTTTATCCATGTCAATCATAATCTATCCAATTTTTTATTTATGTTTCTTACCTCTGTTTCTATAACAGCGATACGTGATTCCATTTTTGTAAATAAAATCAAAGCCTCTTCTATTCTATCTATGTCACGTTCCATTGCATTGATACGCTGTGATGTCATACCCCATGTAGCACCAAGTGCTACAAAGATTCCTATAATCCAAATTGCGTCTCTCATGCTCATTAACTTACCAAAGATATTATTCCGCCCCTTGCTGCCATACGTGGTGCCACTCTATTAGCGAGTGCCTGGTCCAAGTTTCCTTCATATAAGGAAGCTGCAGCTGCAGGGTTCATGTTAGGGTTTTGTAGTATAGAAGAACCAATACTTGATACTTCGTCTGCAAAGTAATTTGAATCTGGTTGTGGAGGATTTTGTATTCTATCTAATATGTTCATCGCAGGCGACTCACCTGGTGTACCCATTAAAGTATCTGCCGCTCCTTTACCTTTATCTAAAAGATCTTTACCAGCTTCACCTAGTATCTCCATTGTACTTCTTGCTGGTGCCATGGTTTGACCAACTTGTTCTCTGTATCGTTGTCCTTTTTCAACTTCTGCTAATTCACGGTCAAATTCTTGCCATTCTTCAGGACGTAATCTTACAAGACGAACAAAGTTAGCAAGTCTAACTTGCTCTGGCAATGTATCATTTAATATGTTTCTGTATGCACGAAGAGAGGGAGGGCTTGTTATAATGCCACCCATGTATCGTACACCGTATGCCAATGCTGCTGGTATTAACCAACCACTTCCAAAAGCTGCAAGTGCACCAGCTCCTAATGTTTTTGTTTTTATTCCTAATGCTGATGTAGGTAACGCTGAGGCAATACCTGAACGTATACCACCCATTACTGCACGACGTGCCATGAATGTACTTATTTCTGGTATACCATTTGCTGCTGCCGCAGTCATTAGTGTAGCAAAATCTTCTAAATCTTTTAGGTTAGGTAGTTGCGCTGCTTGTTTACCAGCTATGCCTGCTGGTGTTTCATATTTTATTGCTTTTAATCCTTCGTTAAAATTAACGTTGTCAAATTCTTTTACTATTCCTGTTTGTCCATCACGCACGACTATTTTAGATACTTGCGGTCCTGGTAATGCTTTTTCAAATAATGTTTTAAGTGGATTGCCTTTACCTAAACCAAGTGCACGTCTAAATATTTCTCCATCAAATAACTCTGCACCATCTCTTTGCACAATAGAATTATTAAATACTTTGTTAAGATAAATACCTAATCCTTCATAGTATGCTTTATCGCCAACAATATTTTTCATTGTTGCTAAGTTTGTTGCAGCGTTTCCTGGATCTTTTTTAGCTATGTCAATAACAGTTTCAAATATGTTTGTTGCTTGACGATCAGGATCTATATTTATAGCCATACCAAATCTTTCTACAGGACCAGCTACAGCTTTGCCTGCTTTTGTTGTAAACATCATCATGCCGTTGCTTACAAACTTTTCATAATCACGCCATAATTTTTCTACTTCAGGTATACCTGACTTTGATAAGTTACCAATGTCAGCCTCCCATGCTTTGTATATATTTAAAATATCTGCTTGGCTTTCACCATCTGCATTTTTTAAAAACTTATTATATAATTTATCCATTTGATCACGAAGACCATAATATCCCTCTATGGTTCTTGCACCTGCAACACCTGGATCTATAATTTGAGTTTTTAAAAAATCAATAAAAGGTTCTGGAACTGCTTTACTAACCGCAGCTGTTCCTCCTTCTGTTGGCACAACTTGTCTTTGTGCTAAAGCTCTTTGATATATTCTTTTTGCTTCACCAACTAATGTAGAGTCATCTACAACAGCGCCATATTTTCTAGCTGCGTCTAATAATAATTGTTGTTTTTCTGCAGCTGCATCTCTAAACCCTCTTGCAGCAGCACCACCTAACCCTGATATTTTAGCACCATGTTCACTAACATTTAGTATAGGAGCAAACGTTAATTTTTGTATTATGCTACCACCAAGGTCCATGTAAGCATTCATTTGATCTGCTTTGTTTCTATATATTCTTGTACCTATGACAGGTGCACGTCCTAATAATTTTGATATACCTGCTAACATAGGGGAACCGACATCAGATCGTTGTACGTTTGTACCAATCATTTTTTCTGTTTGTGGTAATAAATCACCTATTTGTTTTAAAGGTGTTTTTAATTCTGCAGGGCTTAAAAAGTTAAATATAGGGCTTCTCATTAATCTTGTCATGATATTTCCTATTAAAGGAAAATTAAATTGTATGTTTTGTTGACGACCTCCAATAGATGTTTCTATAAATTCTTTTGTTAAGGCATCTTCTTTAAATATTTCATTAAATTTACCAGATTGATATAATCTTTGTTCTGCATCTAATATTTCTTGACCAGCAGGGACTCTAGATCCTGCTCTTGGTTTAAACATACCAAATACATTACCACCTACAAACCTTTTTGTTGCATAATAAGCAGGTCTTGCACCAAAGAATACACTAGATATTGCACCATCAATTGCTGCATCTTTTAACGCACCTTTTATTCTTGTTACTTGATCAGGGCGATTAATACCTTCAGGACCAAAAGTTAGTCTCTCTGGTATTGCAGCAGACATTGTTTCTAATATTTGATTATCACTGTTCTTTAAAAACTTTTTTGCTGTACCAGCTTTGTTCATTATATCTAATTGAACTTCATAACCATAATCAGCTATACCTACACCCATGGCACCACCAATAACAGCGCCTAATGCTTTTGCCCACCAAGGTCCTGGGACCTTGCCGCCACGTGCCATGCCAGCCATAAATCTTTTACCTATACCTTTTGTTCCATATCTATATGAATCTCCAAAAGCATCTATAAGAGCAGGACCAGCCTTAAATCCTTTTAACATACCAACTGTACCCGCAACCATTTCTCCTCCAACTTCTACCATGGGATAAGGATTTGGTGTAGATGAATATAAACCAAACTCATCTTCCATAAGTAAAGTGCTTGGCGTTATTGTTGTAAAATCCTTTTGCGATAAACCCATTGATCTAATGTATGCTTGTATATCAGCATCAAGCTCAGCTGCTTGTTGTTGATTCATGTCAGGGTATTTTTCTTTTGCGCGGTGAATAATGTTGACTACATTATCACGCACTGTGTCTCTTTTTTCTCTGTATGCTTTTAAATTTTGTAATTCAATAGCACGTGCATCAAGTTCTTGTTGTGATGCAACGAAAGGATTAGATTTACCAAAAGGTTTACCTGGTGCTAATAAATTACCAAGCATTTGAAATGGTGCCGATAAAGCTTCTGCAACAGGCTCCATTGATTTTCTATTCTTACCAATTATTTCTTCTGCTTTTGTTACAGGTATGCCACCTTCTGTTTTACTTACAAACTTTTTATCTTTTGCGTCTAACTCTGATGCTGCTTTTTCAAATTGTTTTGTTGTTATATCTGCCATTAATTTAACCCGTATTTATCTAATAAACTTTCGTATGTTTGTTCATTCTTTTGCATATTTTCATTGTGGTCTACTTGTATATTACCTTCGAAACTTGCATTCCAAGCATCTTGCCCAATGCCACCTGAAATATTAGGTCTTAAATATTCTGAAGGATTATTTGCGAGCCAATTGTAGTATGAATTTTCTAATTTTCTAGAACCTTCAATGGTAAAAAATTTTGATTGAATTTCATCATCTTTATCATAACCAGCCAATGTTAAGGCACGTGACATGTTATCATATAATTGATTGTATATTCTAATGTAATTTTGAATCACTGCATTATCAGTTGTTCTACCACCAATGCCTGTTATTCTTACATCTTCAAATGATCTACGTAATACGTCTGCTAACATACGACCAGTTGGCTGTCTGTCTCTTGCTAACATTAATCCAAGAGTAGTTTCAAAAGTTTCTAGAACTGATCTTTCACCACCAGACTGTAATATTTTTGTAAACGTGTCTGCGACAACATATGCTTTAATTGGATTTCCATTTCTATCTAAACCATAATCATTGCCACCTAAAGCATTACCATGTCTATCTTGTGTAAATGAGTTACCTTTATACTTGTCTTCCGTATCAATAAATACAGGAACTTCTACACCTCCAATAATTGCAGTTCCATTTGCTCCATCACGAACAGCAAAACCTGAACCCGTAGCATTGTCAGAATCAAAATCACCTGCAATTACTTGTCCTGTAAATTCTTCAAATACTTCTGCTATTGGTCCTACTATTTTTCCTATTTCACCAGATGCACCTCTTAAATCTTTTCTATCAATAAGCATAGGTATAATTTCACTTGCTAATGGCTCTAAACCACGTTTTACATATTCCGCGTACTGACGTTGTGCATCTGATGCTGCGTCACCTTCTAAGTTTACCGCATCAGAATAATTTAATCCAAACGCATCTTGACCCTCACCAGCTTCAACAAAACTAAATACATCAAAGCCATAATTTTGATTAATACCATAAAATTTACTTTCTTCTGGACTTGTTCTTTTCACTGTTAATACCTTGAGTGGTTTTTCTAATTTAATCGGTTGACCTCCTGCATCCAAAGATAAACTACCATCATCCTCTATTTTGTAATTTTGATACACCATGACGTATGGACCACTTCTATCTTGCATGTCTTCTAAATTTTCAAAATATAAATCTAACGCAGCAGCTCCTATTTCACGATCAGCTTTTGCTTTTTCTATACCCATTTCAAATAATAAAGGTGCAGTTCGTTGTCCCGTTTGTCCCACTACATCAAAGAAACCCCTAAGGCCTGGTTGATCTGTTCTACCTGACATTAGCGAAGATCCTATCTGCATTAACAATGCAACTTTTTGTAGTTTATCACCAGACGAATCACCTATGAATTGTCTAATAACATCTTTGTAATTGTTTATTCTTTGCACACTGTCGTTGTCTATGTAACTTGCAATAGCGTCAGTGTTTTCTGAATTTTTCTTTTGAAAATTATCTGTTTCTACACCAGCACCTTGGTTAGATGTATTGGCTTGTTCGTTCTTTTGTTCTTCAATTGTTGATTCTACTTGTTTGTCTATTGATGGCCCACCTGTATCAACAGGTCCTTTTGGTGTAGGATCTTTTGCTGTAACATCTATTTCTGTGCTTATATCAGCTGTTACATCATCTTGAAAATCTGCAGGTGTAATGTTACCAGTATCTGTGATTGAATCAACCATCAAAGGTCCAGTGCCAAGGGTAAACATTCTACCTTGCGGTGTATTGAAACCTCTAGCTGCTCTTTGAAATAAAGGTCTTAGTATTGCACTAACCATAAGACCCTAACTCTTTAACGCTTCGTATGCAGCCAATCCTTGAATACCAGTACCTACAGCTTGAGCTAATGGGTTGACCGTTGGTGAAGTGCCCATTGTTGTAGCCATACCGCTTGAAGGCATGCCTTGATAAATGTCACTAACAAAACCAAGACGTTGAAACGGCTCATAAAGCTGCTGTATTTTTTGACGATACTGTGCATCTTGTATTTGTTGTTGACGTTGTTGCTGTACTGAACCAGCTGACATAGCAGATGCAATATCCCCCTGTTGCAATGCTTGTTGTTGTGCGCCGAGAGCTCCAAGACCTTGTGATGCTTGTGCTTGTCTTTGCATTTGATTTTGAAAATTCTGTTGTGCTTGTTGTTGTGCTTGTTGATAATTCTGCGCTTGTGCTTGGCCAACGGCTTGTGCTTGTTGTCTACCTAATTCTGCTGTTTGCACGCCTTGTCTAGCACCACCAAAGGCACCAGTTGATACAGCTTGTGCATCAGCTTGATTTTGCATTTTTTGAAATTGTTGTTCTATACCAGCTATAACTTCATCTTGATAAGGATTCATATATTGTTGATATGACATAGGATCATAAGCAGCTGTGCTACCTAATAATTCTGTAGTTGCTCTATCTAAATATGGTTGAAAAGTTCCAATACCTTGACGAGTTCTGTCAAAAGCAACATCTTGTAAACCAGTAAAATCTACAACTTCTTGTGTAGGAATACCAACAGGATCTTTTGCAAATCCTGACGCTGTATCCATGAGCTGTAGCTTACGTGCTTCAATCTGTGGCGCTTCACGTTGAAACGTTGTTTGAAACTGCGTGCCTGATGGATCGCCGCTATCACTTAATCCTGGTATACTCAAAATATTCTCCTATAATTTGTTCCAATTTTTTCCATCCCTAAACGTTTTGCAACTTTATCAAAGCTACCTACTTGTTCAGAGACACTTAATATAACCTCTTTTACTTTATTCATTTCAGACCAGTCTACAAATTTTTTCATTAATTGTATACCAGTCATTTTACCTCGCTCCTCTGGAACCACATATAGTTCCAATTGTCTACTAAAAGTGTCCTTACTATAAGGAAACTCCAATATGCATCCTATCATGAAACCTATTGGTTCTTCCTTTTTTGTAGCAACGATACCAAACATGTTTGGTTTGTTCATTGCTGCGAAGAAATAGTTCTTAACTTTTTCTTCGTTTATCTCGACCTCATTCCCCCAGTGAGATTCTTGCAAAAAGTCTTTACTTACTTTTTGAATCCAATGAAGATCTTTCTCTTCGAAAAATCTCCAATCCATCTACACCATGGCTTCCGAAGGTTTTTCAGATTCAGGGTCAAGAGAGTTCATCAATTGATACATCTTCTTTGCTCCTGCCATCCTACTGCCGTTACCCATGTTTTGCACAGCCTTTGCTGTCATAACAAACTCTCCATCACTTAACTTCGCGTTAATTGCATCATCTTTTGGACCACCTGGGCCACTGACCTCGCCACCTGTTTGATAAGGTCTAAACTTAAATTCTTTAGGCACATAACTATAATAAGGATTTGTCATATCTTCATACATTTGTTGCATGCGTCTTTTTTCTTTTTCGCGCATCATTTCTTCTGATTGCTCTGCTGTTGGCATACCACCAGTCATACCTGCAAGTAAAGGTATACCAGCCATTAAATCAAAATCACCTTTTGCAAAAGGCGTTCCTAATAAAGTTTTTCCAGCTTGTTGTTTTCTAAATAAATCTGTAAGTTTCATACCTGGCGATAATGTTCTTGTAGTATCTCCAAGGTATTGAGTTTTAGGCATTACGTTTAAAGGTAAACCTTCCATTCCACCTTCTACTCCAAATCGTGGTACTGTTTGTGTAAGTGGTTGTCCACCTGGTGCCATCAATAAATCCATTGCACTTACATCAGGACCTAATGCATTAGCCATAGCGTTTGCTTTCATAAAAGAAAACGGCACAGCTGTTAATGCAGAATACAATGCTGCTTTCTCTGGATTTTTTTGTCCCATAAGTCTTGCTAAACCATAACTTGTTAAACCAGATGTAACTGGCGCCTTTAACATCATTGGCATAGCACCAAACTTTGTACCATAGCCACTGAGTAAACTACCTAGACCTGCACCCATGCCTTTAGCGCCAAAAAACGCAGCCATCTTTGGTGCTAGATAAGGCGCAGCAAACATTGCTGCAACAGGTAATATTGGTTTTGCCTTCTTAACTATATTCTTTATTGCTTTATCAAAAAATCCCATTTTATACCATCCCCGATATTGTTGCTCCTGGATAAAGCAACTCTAAATCATTCATATATCTTTCCATTTCTTCTTCATTACCAGCGTCTCTAGCATCATCAAGCATTTGTAATAAATTTGGTAGTGAATAAGTATCTGCGCTAGCATCTAATATTGGTAAATTAGGATCAAAAAGTTCATTTTCGTCTATTGGCGCACCATACATTTCGTTATCAGGGGTAAGATAATCATTTTCAGGATCATCATCACCAAAAAGTTTTCTACTTAAATAATCTATGATACCACCATCAGCTGTTGGATCTTGAAGTAAATTAAATGGCAGTATTCCTCCTGCTGGTTCTAACCTTGGACCCTTCAAAACATTCGCTTCAGATTCTCCTAAACCTTGTTCTGTTATTGGGTTAGGCTTATATCGTTTGTCAAAAGCATCCTCTAATAACATGTCTAGTGTTGTG